ACAAGTAAATTAGTACCTGAAGAAAATAAATATAGAAGGGAGTAATTATATGAATATATTATTTGAAGATAAAGAAAAGAAGTTTAAAACTTCTTTTCTTAAAGATTTAGAAAATAATGTTAAGATATTAAAAAACTTATTCGATGAAGTTTATATTGACAAAGAAGGAGTCTGTTATTCATTAGAAAATAAATTAAATAATGGTAGAGTATTGTGTAGATCATCATTAAATAAATTATTTGATATAGACGATTGGCAATTATTAAAGTTAAATTTAAAATTGGTTAGCGATTGTTTAAAGGCAGGTAAATCAAAAATAATAGGGTACTCAGTAACAGACAAACTTATAATAAGAACAATTGAAATGGATTATGAAGTGGGTGTATTTGAAAATGATATTAAATTAAATATAGATTATTTAAATGATATATTTAATAATATTGAATATACATGTGATTTAAGTGATATATTACCTAAATTTGAAAATAAAGAATTTGTAAGTATAAAAAGAAATAATTACGATTTAATATTAACTCACAAATTATTTCCAGTAATTAATAAAGCAGTCGATTTTGAATTTGGTGCAAAATCAAATGATAATGGAACATTTTTTGGAGTATTTACAAATAGAATAGAAGAACGAAATAAAAAAGAAGAAATAACTTTTCAAATAGAAGTAATATATGTATATAGATTTTTATATTTAGATTAATCGTAATTCATAGGATTTAAATACCATATTATAATATTGAAGTAAGGAAATAAAATTCCTTACTTCAATAAATAAAAAAGGAGAATGTTGATATGAATAATTCAATAAGTAATTTATCAGTAGAATATTTTAAAGGTGACCAATTAAACCACATATGGTTTATTAGTGATACTCATTTTGGAGTTGATAAAACAAGAGTGAAAACTTGCAGACCGTTTGACAGTGTAAATGAAATGGATAAAGAAATGATAAAACAATGGAATAAAGTAATTAAACCAAACGATGTAGTTTATCATTTAGGTGATTTTGGTGATCTTAAGGTATTAAAGAAACTTAACGGTAAAGTAAGAATAGTAATGGGTAACCATGAAAAGAAAAATGGGTATACTAAAGAGGATTTATTAAATGCTGGATTTGTTAAAGTGTTTGAGGATAGAGCCTTAATTGAACTTGATGGTAAACTTATACACATGTGTCATGAACCGTCTAAACATGTTCCTAATATGCTTAATCTATTCGGTCATGTTCATGATTTAGCATTTATAAAACCTTATGGAATTAATATTGGTGTAGACGTACATCATTATAGACCCGTGAGTTATGAACGAATGATGTATTATAGTAATTTAACAGGTGAAGGATATCAAGGTGAATTTACAATATAAATCTTAACCCTCTTGGGTTAAGATTATTTTTTTACCTAATAAAACAACTACTTAAGAGTATAATGGATTAATCTAATTATAAAGGAGTGATATATATGGCTGAAAATAAATCAAAAAAGGAAAAAGAAGAGAAAATAATTCCTACGAGTAAGGAAGAAGTTAAGCTTAATGACCTCTTCCAAGATTTATTTAAAAAGATATCAATGAATACACATGACGTGGATATTGATGGAAATAAGAAAAGTATAGATGCAATGTCCGAAAAGATAAAACGTGTAATAGCAGATGATATTGAAGAGATGAAATCCTACGGTGGAGAAAATGATTTAAGTAGATTCTTAATGAATACTATTGCAAATTCAAATAAATTCGGTAATACTATTATAGATCAAAAAAATTCTTCGGAAGGATTAGAAAGTATATTTTTATCAGGTGATGGAAATATATTTAGTACATTCGAAGAACGATTTAGAAATAAAGCTTTATTATTTAGCGATTTAGAGATAATAAGTGAACAGTTAGTTGAACTAACTGAAGCTATAAATACAACAAGAGATGATATAGTATCAGCAGATGATGTTGGTGCTGAAATATCAAGATCTTTATCTTTCTCATTAGATGACAAAGATGATGATAAATATGATGAAATTATAACTGAAGTTAAAAAACAAGAAGAAATACATAAACTTAATTATATTATAAGAGAACATATAGTTCCTAAGACATTAAAATATGGTGAATATTATGTTTATGTAATACCTGAAAGTAAACTATATGAGAATGCTCAAAAAAAGAAAATGGAACTTACAAATGGTGCTACTATGGAATCAACTACAGCTAAAAGTTTCATTGATAGTTTAAAAGCAGATAAATCTATGAATATACAAAAAGATTTAAAAGCCGATGATATGATTAGTTATGTATCAGAAAATATAAAAATAAATAATACTGATTTACCATTACCTATAGTTGAAAATAGTACGTTAACTGGGGCTATGAAAGATTTAGCTCAATTTAATAATTTATCGAATATGTTAAAAAATGCTAAAGGGAAAACTAAAAAAGATAATAACGGAATTAACAAATATTCATCATTAGGATTTAGTGATGGTGTTAAAAGTTTAAAAATGGATGATTGGGAATCAACTAAAGGTTGTTATATAAAACTATTAGATCCTAAGAAAGTTATACCTGTTAAACTTATGAACTACACTATAGGATACTATTATTTACATGATGCTGAATTAGATGTTGCAAATCATCATTGTAACCATGGACATAGATTCTCTAATGTAGTTGATGGCATAACTAATAAATCAGCAAATCAACAAAATCTAATAGCAGATATAGCAGATGCTGTTGTAAGATCATTCGGTAAAGATTATCTTAATGATAATATGGAATTTAAAGAACTTATAATAAATTCTTTATTATATAATGACATGTATAAAAAGAAACTTCATTATCAATTCATACCTGGAGATAATATATGCAGATTCTCTATAAATGAAGATGAAAATGGTAATGGGCAATCAATGATATATAAATCATTATTCTATGCTAAATTATACCTTTCTTTATTAGTATTTAACATGATTACTTATTTAACTAAATCACAAGATACTATAGTAACTTATGTTAAAACATCAGGTATAGATAAAAATATGATAAATAAAACTATGGATGTTGCTAGACAATGGAAATCTAAGCAAATAGGTATAGGAGATTTAATGGATTATTCTTCTATATATAGTAAGATAGGTACAGGTAGAGATTTATTTATTCCTGAAGGTGAATCTGGAGAAAGAGGTTTATCTTGGGACGTAATACAAGGTCAAGATATTAATATGCAAAATGAATTAATGGAACAGCTTAAAGAATCATATATCAATGGTACTGGTGTTCCATCAGTAATAATGAATTATATAAACGAAGCAGATTTTGCTAAAACATTAGTAATGGCTAACGCAAAACATCTTCGTAGAGTTATGATGTATCAAGATAATTTTAGTGAAGATATAACACATATGTATCAAAAAATACTTTGCTATTGTACTACTATAGAATTAGAAGATATAGCTAATTTTAGATACACATTACAAAGACCTAAAACTTTACCAAATAACAACTTAGTTGATATGATAAGTTATGGTGATCAAATATTAGATTTCTTAGAAAAATCTATATTCGGACAATATGGTGAAGAAACAGAAGATTTAAATAAATCAAAAGATATGTTCAGAAAAGAAATGTCTAAGAAAGTTCTTCCAATGTTACCTTGGGAAGTTGTAGATGAAATAATGGAACAAGTTGAATTAGAAATAGTAAAAGCTAATGTTAAAAAAGCTAGCGAAGGATCTTCGGATTCTACTGGTGGTGAAGAATATTAAAAATAAATATAGAATACATCCGAAGATGTATTCTATATTCTTTATTTCTATATTGCAGTCCAGTCTTTAATTTTAGAATCTGGGAATGCATTGCTGTCTAATGACATTACACCATTAGTTACAGTTGCAGTTTCAGACTTGAAGTCTAAGTAGTTGTAAAGAACTCTATATTTATTTAATAATAATTGAGCAACTGCATTTATATCTGGTGATGTATACATTGTACAAGTGAATGGTATTTCTAATTCAACATGGTTCATTTCACCTGGAGTTTGGTTGAAATGTGCTCTAGCTGAAGTTTTAGGGAACATGTTACATAACATACAAGAGAATTCTATATTGAATCCTGTTTGGTCAGTCATAACGTAGAATGCTTCCATAGTATGATTAGCTTGTGAAACTTCAACTTTTGCTTTTTGGAAGTTACCATTAGAATCTTGTTGTGGTATAGCTAATCCATGATAGTGTGTATATCCACTATTAGGGTCAGATACTCCTGTCATCCACATTTCTAAGTATTCTCTCATTGGAGAACCAGCAAATTCTAATATTTTTATAGATATTTCATTTGTTTCATCTTTTAATATAGTTGGTATTTCGAAAGTTCTACCAGCGTATCCACCAGTTATACTATCGAATTCCATAGTTAAATCTTGTATACCTTGTATATCCATGAATCCGTATTCTATAACATGTTTGAAGTTTTTAGTAGCTTCAGGCATTAATTCTTTCATGAAATAAGGCATTTTAGTTAAGAATATTCTACCTTTACCAGTTTTTAAAACGTTATATTGTTCTAATGCAGCACGTTTAACGTTTAATCCTCCAAGGAATAGTGAATATCCTGTCATGTCAGTAGTATTATTCTTGATATTACTTTGTAACGTTCTTTGTGGATCTAAAGCCATTTATAGTCACCTTCCTTTTTATTATACTCTTCTATTTATATTAATTTCAACTATTGAAGACTTAGCAATAGTTTTAAATACAACTTCAACATAACAATGTAAGATTGATCTTGCTTCTTCTTCTGGACTCATATCATATAAAACATTTATATGTCTAACTATATCTCTGTAAGCTCTAGTTCTTTCAGCTAATATTTCAGTATATAGTTGTCTGTCTTCAGGTTCAGCAAAATTATATCTCTTAGCTATAGTTTCTTTTTCAGCTATATCTTTTATTTCAAGAGTTATTATCATATTATGTTCTTCACTTAAATCTGAATCTAAATCTTGAGCTGTAGTTTGTGTTCCTCTAGCATAAACATTTTCTGCTAAAGCTTCATAATAATTTAATCTTAAATCATATAGTTCTTCTTTCATATCTTCATCAAATTCTTCAAGAACAGGAAGAACAGAGTTTCTAACTGCTCCAGTTAATAATCCATAAGCTTCACCAGTAAATGGTATATGAGAACCATATAATTCACAATGTTTAGCTAAAGCACAAGCTAAATGATAAGTATATGTAACTTCAACTTTTTTACCGTTGAATGGATCTCTTATTTTATAGTGTTGATAACCTTTAGAAACTATTCTATAGTTCATATCTTTAGTATCTTCACCGAATATTAAAGCTTCTTCATGAGTAGTTATTATACCAGCATCTAAGTATACCATAGCATCATAACGTAATAATGCTAAGTCTACTATTCTTCTCTTAACAGGTAATGAATAGTTTGCATCTAATATGAATTTTACAGGTGTTCTTCTAGTAGATAATATATTTCTATCTAATTCACCACTGAATGCTTTCATATATAAATCTTCTAATACTTCACTGTCTAAATCTATTCCACCTTCAAACGAACCGTCATTACCACCCATTAGAGGTACACCATCTAATCTATCTAATGCTAATTCACTATTATCTATTACTAAATATGGTATAGTTTCTTTTCTATTAGTTACACCGAATATAGGGTCAAATAATCTGTAGTTATTAACAGGAACTTCAACACCTAATCCTTCACATGCTTTAACATATTCTTCATATAGAACAGGTATAACTTCTTCATTTATAACCATACCAACTTTTTCAGAATAACTAGTTTCACCATCCATTTTATCTGATAATAATAATGAATTACCATTAACTGCATAATCATATAAACAACCATCGAATGATTCAACTACAACGTTTCCAGCATCAACGTCTAATATTTCTAATCTATATGGTCTATAGTCTATTACTGATTTTTTTCTAAATACGTTAGTTAATCTTAATCTCATTGAATCTCCATACGCACCTCTACCTAAACTACGTACAGCTATGAAAGGTATAGTTTTATATCCTCCTTCATCTTCTTGATCATTAAATCTATCATCTAAGATCTCTTGTAGATGACCTTCGTTGTTTAGTCCCATTTCAGTTTCTCTTACAAACTTAACTTCAAGATGACCATCTATGTTACGTCTATATTTAATAGAAACTATCATGTTACTATAACATGCATCAAGAGGCATAACCCTCATACAATAAGCATGAGAATACGCATCTACTATAGAAGCATATGCATTTAATATTGGTTGACCATATTTGAATATATCTGGTTGACCATATTCACTTATGAAACCAGCCTTGTTAGTTTTCTTGATTAATTTATTATCTCTACCTTTTCCACCAACAAATATACATAAATAGTTTACTCTTTCAGGTATAGTTTGTGGATTTCTAGGTATAGCTGAGTTATCATTAATTAACGTAACGTTAAACGGATGATCGTACTCAGGAATATTTTTTTTATTTTCAACATACATTACTTTTAGTCCTCCTTTTTGTTTTATTTAAATTTAAATAATTGTTCAAGAGGCATATTGCCTATTCAACAACCAATGTTGCTATTATAATATTGTATTAAAAAATCATTAATACTTGATTACATCCTCAAGTGGTGATTTTGTCTCAGATCTATTATATTTATTATTATTAATAGCTGACGTAATCATTTCATCCATATTTTCGAAAGATACTCCAGCGAAAGAACTGTTGTTTTTACATATAGTTCTAACATTCGCTAACGAATAGTCTAATTGTTTTTTCTTTGGATCGAACGTTTTAGCTAAGTGTTGTCCATATTTAAGAGAGTTATCTCCAGCATATCGATAAACTTCACTTATTATCATTTCAAGCATTACTGCTGGTGCTGGTAATCCTATTTTATTTTGAACAAACACTTTTAAGAATAAATCTATTACCTTATCATAAGGTACGTTTTTAGGTATTTGACCACCTAGTAATATGTTAAGGAAATTTTCAGGAGCACCATTATCACATTTAATTGCAGATGGAAATAACTTATTCCCCTTATAAAATTTCAATACAACATAGTCATCTTCTTCATTTCGTCCTAATGTCATTTTTCGATTTTCTTTTTCAGCAGGGAAAAAACTTATTATATTAGGTATTTTTAGAATTTCTAATTCATTTGCTTTGTTCATCGAAGAAAATGTTCTTAAATACATTACACCGAACGCATTAAATGATTCACCACAGTCCATAGCAAGTTCTTTTTCAAAATACTGCTTAGGAACATAGAATTCTGCATATGCACAATTTAATATGATGAATCCATCTTTCTTTATAACATTTGCTTTTAACATTTAGTTTCCTCCTTTTACGAATCTTAGGTAATTGTTTTTGACAATAAAAATAGATATTAGGCAAAAGCCTAATATCTATTTAACTATATCTAAGAATTCTTTTATATTTGCTAATAATATTTCTTTATAATTTTCTGGTAATTTATTTAAATGTAGCATAAATAAATTCGTTGTTAATTGAGAAACAAAGAACGCTGTATCACTTGAATAATAACCTTCTTTCATAGACTTGCTTATATATTTAATTACAGCTATTATAAATAAATTATTTAAATGATGATATTCTTCTGGTAAAAATCTTATTTCTAAATCTTTAACTTGAATTAAATCATAACTAGATCCTAATCTCTGTTGCACCTTTGTATAATTTTTATATATAGTTACAGATCTATCAGATTGTGCATCTTGTTTTAAATTTTCTGGATTTAAATTTTTATATAAATTCTTTATTCTATCTAATGTAAATGTTTCTTCAAACGTATATTTTGAAGTTAATATTTTATTATAAGCTGATATATCACCCTTAGCTTCAGCATCAGTTAATCCTTTCTCTATAGCTGTTTTTATAACATCTACAGAAGAAGTATCTTCACTTAAACCATAAATAGATCTTATATCTTTATTAGCTGCTTCTGTTATTTCATTAAGTTCTTTTATTCTCTCATCCATTTCAACTGAGAACTCATATGATTGAACTAAATACACCATTACTGATCTTACATATTCTACAAGTTCTTCTTGTGTTTCAAAATCAGGTTCACCTATATACCATTTATCTTCTTCATAATTATTAAATGCTAAAAGTTCTTCAGCACTCATTTCTTCAATTTGTTTTACTGATAATGTATTTACTATTGCAGCAAATGCATCTTCGTCATCTTGCAATAACTCTTGTTGTGACTCTCTTAATTTATTTATTTTTAATTTTGAATCGTCTAACTTTGTATTTGTCATATCTAATTACCTCCTTAATAGTTTTTATTCATTATCTTCATATATTAAATTTGATTGTAATAAAAATCCTATCTCTGATGCAAATTCATCTATTATGTCATTGTGTATATATTTCACTTCATTGAATAAATTGTATACAAAATTGTTGGCTATTCTAAAACTTCGTACATATTCTTTAACAGCTTCACCTGCATAATCTCCTGGTTCTACTGCTAACTCCATAAAATCTTCTGGATCTAATTCTAATTCTAATATATTATATATTACAGATATTATATTAGCTAATATTACAACATCATCTTTATTTTTAGTTAATTTCTTCATGTTAGTTGTTGTAACATCTTTACGTTTATATTCATCTGTAAATAAACTTGCTAAATACGATTTGTTTAAACATATATAATTCATTAAAAAATTTGTTATATTTCTTTTTAAATCAACAACAAAAAATTCATATGAATACTTACCTATTTCTTCCATTTCATATGTTTGTAAGTTATCTAAATCTATACCCAAACTAAATCGAGTATCTAATTCTGTAACTAAAAATGAATTAAAATCATCTCTTATTTCATTTATTTCATATCTATATTCATCTATATGTCCTAGTTCATCCATTGCTTCGTCGAGAGTTTCATATACCTGATCGCAATGATTAGTCATAAATGTTAATGGATCATCTATTTGCGATTTTATATTCTCTTTTATTATATCTAAAGGTAAATCGCCTAATATTCTTTCTATATCAAACCCATTAATATAATCATCATCTCTTAACATTTCCCATCTCTCCTTTGCATTTTTATTCTTCTATCTAAATAACTGTTAAGTTCGAAATAAAAAATAATAGGTAGAACAATTTGTTCTACCTACCAATCATTTAAATCATCAAACCCATTTAATATCCATGGATTCGATCCACTTTCTCTTTTATCATAATCATAGTTAAAATCTTCTCTCTCCATATCTTCAACTCTAGTCGTAGCATTTATTTTTTTATCTATAAGCTCAGACTGTCTATTCGCTTCATATGCTTCTTTTTTCATCTGAGCTTCATATGTACTTGCTGCTTGTGATGCCATTATTTGTGCTTGAAAGAACATCATATCATCTTCTGATAAATTATCCATAGCATATTGCATCGCATCTTCTTCTTGAGCTTTATCTCCATCATATCCTGGTTCTTTCATTCCTTTTACAATTCCCCAACGATTTAAGTTTTTACCGTACGTATATACATATAAAGCTATTAAATATGACATAATACTATCATCGTGTTCTCCTTGTGCAGCTTGAACTTTACCATTCTTTCTAACTAATTTAAGTATATCGTCTATAACAAAATGAGAAGTTAATCTATCTTTAAATTCTTGTACAGTTAAAAATAACAAGTCGATCATCAATGCTCTTGATTTGGTACCTGTAAATACTCCATAATTTCTTCTTCTTTCAACTTCTCTTTCTATATGACCTTTATTTATTTTAGATATATTATCGTCAACTAATTCTTTAGACATACTATGATATAGATTTCTATTCAGAACCGTTTCTCTTAAGTCTTGTATTACTGAATCCCCTCCATGGTTCTTTTCTATACATAATACACAATTAGGAATGTATTTCTTAACTAATTGGTATAAGAACCTTTTTAAATCAGGATATCCCATAATAGGACTTCTAAATTCAGCATCTACCTGTAATGTATATGGATTAACTATAGATACTGCAGTACTATCGTTGTTAACCCCTGTTGCAACGTCGACTCCTACTAAATAAGGAACTTTAGGATTTAATGATTTATATACATTTAATTGATATATATCCATTATATAATGTTCTTCAATTATATTAGGTCTTATTTCTTGTATAGCCATTAAGTCCTCTTCACTAAAAGGAGAATCTTTACTACCTCTAATTCTTTGTAATAACAATTCCCTTTTAATTGCTGTAGGATCATTATTAACAAGTTTACATAGTTTTCTAAACCATTCTTCTCCTAAACCTAATTGTTTATAAGAATATTCTATATAACAAATACCATTTTCAGAGTTAGTTGCTATTATTTCTTTAGTTTTTTCTGGTCCTAAGTCATAATATTTTTCACTCCAACGACAAGTTTTATCTAATATAGCTTGTGCAGCTTGACCCGCAGGAGAGTCTAGATCTCCAGGTGTACTTGAGAATATACGACAATACGCAGCACCATTTCGTTCTGCATTGGCTGCTGCAGTTGAGAACGCTGGCAATTATGTTACGAATAGATTCGCTACATCTATCCTTCTATATGTCACCATATAGTTCAGACTATATCTTCATAATAATTTCTATTACCAAAATTATTATGCCTCCCATTTCCACTCGCTTGAGTGTACTCTACTCGGTTACTCTCTATAGTATTTCTCTATAGATACCCTTTCGATAGTCGTTGAGCGTTATTTAAAAATATCCGAAATCATTTTATATACACGTTTTGTGAAAACAGTTGCTGAAGACGCTCTATATCCAGTTATTTTCTCAAGAATATCGATCTTATTATATCCTTCGAGTCTATACTGTTTTATTTCTTCACGCATATTTTTATCTGTAACGTTAGTACGAGTTTTCTTTAACGATAACTTGATATTATCTATATCAATATCTTTATAATCATCTGGGTTGAATGATATTTTCTGTTGTTCAAATATGTTCTGATATGATTTACCTGCACGAATACAGCCTAGTGTAATTAAAAAATTACCTTGCTCTTCTGAGTGAATATCTATTCCATTATAGATATAATCAGTAATTTCCATATTAGTTAATCCTAGGATTATTAAATCACATGCAGTACGTATAACTTCAATATCATAATCATATTGTCTATTTATAACTAACAATCCCGTATCTATCGCATGTTTAACGTTTTCACCATTGGTACACCATTCTAAATTTAAAGGATCGTTATTAGATTTACAACCATCTTTATGATTGACTTGATCGGTACTGTCATTATAAGGACCGTTGAATTCCCAACAAATCAACCTATGTAATCCAACATCAATTCTTTTACCATTCGATTTTGTAGATTGTAATGCTATACGAACATATCCTTTACCATCTATATAAGGTTTTACTGGTCTACCTGTTTTCTTATTAGTAACAACACCATTTATATCAATATCATAAAAATTTATTTTAACACCTGGATAAGTTACTGTGCAAAGCATATCCATTTGTAATCAACCCCTTTATAATATTTTAATGGTTTGTTATTTGGATATTTTTTAAATCTTCGTTGCTGATTTTCTTATTGAAAAATAAGACGTTCCAGCAGTTAGAGAGGTTTTACTCGGGCACAACTATTCACCCGCAGCTTTAACGATTTCATCTATATAATCAGTGAATTCTGTTTCATCTGAATATGTAATAGGTAATGTATTACCCCTTCCTAGTTTTATAGCTGCTTCTTTACTACTAGCTTTAGGTTTAGTTACTATCGTATTTTTATTTAATGGATTATAAATTTTTCTAATATTGTCTATTTCGTTATCTTTAGTTCCTAATATAGCATCTATAACACAATCCTGTCTTAATCTTAAATAAGGAGGTAACAACTCTCTTTGTGCTTTTAATCTCTCTAAGTTCTCAGATGCAAGTTCTTGTGAAGTTGCAAAGAAAGCAAACGAAGAGTTTGTCGTACCAAATAAATACGCCCAAGTAAGATTTGCTATAATCGATTGAGTTTTACCAACCTGTCTTGGTATTGTTAGATAATGGTCGATATTATTAACAAAACACCAAGTAGCTGCTAAATTCGCCCTATTTAATTTATAAGGAATACCATTACTATTCCCTTGGTCAGGTATTCTACAAACTTCTCTTAAATAATACCAGGGATTTCTTATACATTCTGCCATAATACGTTGACAGAATTCAGTTGACATTGCAGTTATAGGACCATGTGGATCTATACCCTGCAATCCTTTATCATATAATCTTAGAAAGAACATGTTATTCTTTATACCAAGTTTTTGTAAATCTGAGGCTACTTGAAGAAAAGAAATGTTCTTCGTTTCCCAATCGTAAAAAACATTATTTATCTCGTCTACACGCATTCTTTTCACCACCAAAAAAATATTTGAAACTGTAGTATACCCTACAGTTTCAATTAAAAAATACTACCCTTCATAATCTGCAGGATACTTAATATATAATCCGTATTTAGTTTTAGCTGTTTTTCTGCTATTAACTTCAGCTATTAAATCATGTACATGTTTAATATACATATCTATAGTTTGTTCTGATTGAGTCACTCTTCTCGGATCAGTTTCAACCATATATTTAGCATATTCAGCTATTTCAAGTAAATCATATAATCTTTCTAATAAGAATATTTTATCATCAACAGTATTAACACGTTCTAGTTCTGCTCTATAAACATCCAAATCTCTTGGAGATAATTTTACAACTCTACCAGAACGATCTAACGCTCCCATAGGAGCTTTCATTCTTTTATCATTTAAATTAGATAATATAAACGCTTCATTTATAACTACAGCTTTTTCTAGCATTTCGTTATCATCATTTTTAAATACTTTATCATGTATTTCATCTAATTGCTTACTAAGATATAACGATGGAGTAGTTAGTTTTAATATTTTTATAGATCTTTTTAATCTATCTTTACGATATTCTAATTCTTTTATATTAACAACTAACCAGTCTATAGTTACCTCTATATCTTTATCCATATCTTTTTCAGATCGTCTAACCCTTTCTCCCTTGCCATTAGCTATAAGTTTTCCTAAAATATCATGAAGTTCCTGAGCATATCCTTCTCTAAATGCTAGTTCATCAGCTTTCCTTTCTTTAACTAATTGAACGTTAAAATGATTAGAGAATATTTGAAGTGTTACTATATTGAATAATTGTTTAATCATAGGAATTATAGGAATTAATCTTTTAGTTCTCGTGTCAAACTTTAGAGTTATATGTTCTTTAGCTCTTTCAAATCTACATACTATACTATTAGACATTAATATATGTCCTATTTCATGTAATAATATAGCAGTTACTTCTCCAGCACTAGCATTAAGATTATGATCATATAAAAGCATTGAATCTATTTCTACTATATGCTCACCTTTAGTCATAAATTCTATATGAAGTTTTTCAACATCAGCCATGCGAACATTAGTTTCTAATAGCATTTTAGTAAGTGCATTTATTTCATCTACTGAAGGATAAACACACATTCCAAAAAATGATTTCTTGTTATCTATTATAGATATTTTTAAATTAACTCCATATTCTCTTCTAATAGCATTTTCTATTAGCTTTAGATTCTTAGAAATTTCTTTTTCATGTTGAATATTTCTAAAACATTCTTCTACAAATAAAAGTGATTCTTTTTTTGTAAATCTTGACATTTATCCATACTCCTTTCCACTAAATTTTACAATAAAATTTCTAGTACAATCTCGTTATAAGATTGTACTAGAAATTCATTTATACATATTAACTGGGTCTAAGCCCTCTCGTCTCATAATCTTGGATTTAAAATCCTTCAAGACTATTCTCTAGCATCTATACCGAATTCGTTATTTATAAATTCCATACGAGCTTGAACTGGTAACATTTCAGTTGATAAGTATCTATGAGTACCCATGATGTTAGGAACTCTATC